AATATCAATGGCGTTCACAAACTGCTACAGTTGATCAAACAAAAAAGTTTGTATAACATGCCGACACTATTACACTTCAGTACAGATGAAGTTTATGGTGACATTGAACAAGGCGCACACATTGAAACAGATTTGTTGAAGCCTAGCAATCCATACTCAGCATCAAAAGCCGCGGCTGATATGTTGATCCTCGCGTGGGCGCGAACATTCAAAGTGCCTTATGTTATTGTACGCCCAACAAATAATTATGGTGTTGGTCAATACGCAGAAAAACTTATACCTAAGAGTTGCAAGCATCTAATGCTAGGCAAAAAGATTGATGTTCATGATCGTGGCATGCCTTGGCGCACTTGGTTACATGCATCAGATACCGCAGAAGCAGTTTTGACAATTATAAAGTCTGGTGTGCAGAATGAAATTTACAATATCAACGGAAATTGTGAGTATCAAAACATCGAAGTGATTAAGAAAATTATTCGTTGGATGAATTCTGATTTTGATTATGAAAAATATCTTACCCACTATACACGACCTGGACATGATGTGCGTTATGCACTAGACGATACAAAACTCAAAGCACTCGGATGGCAGCCGAAAGCAGTATTTGACGATGAGTTGAAGAAAATCATTGAGCATTCGAAAAATAACTTCATATGGTAAATACATTTTTACATTCGGGCAAACTAGGTGACATTATTTGGGCATTGCCTGCTATCAAACATCTTGGTGGCGGCATTCTTTATCTTAGAACTGGTGTAGTTGATTCGGGTCCGAATGAGGTGATGTTGACAAATGAAGGCGCAGAGAGTATAATATCTCTATTGAAGACTCAGGAGTACATTCATGATGTAAAAATTTACAATGGTGAAGAAATAAAGCACAATTTAGACTTGTTTCGCAGATTTATATTTAATATACCAGAAATTACTATTGCTGAAAGCGTGTTTTTAGGGCTTGGCATTAGAGGTAATCATGAGGAAAAACTTGATGAGCCATGGATTACGGTAGATAAAGATATGAGGGTGCTAAATAAAATAATTATCTCACGGACCGGAAGGTATCAAGCAGGTAATGATCAGATAAATCCTTTTTATCTGAAACTAAAAGAACGTAACATTTCCAAGCATGGAATATTTGTAGGTTCTTTAAACGAGTATGAGAAATTTGAAGAAGTATATCGTACTGGTATAGAATACTATCCCACCCCCACGATACTTGATTTGGCTAGAGCAATATCCGCATGTAAGTTTTATGTCGGAAATGAAAACTTAGCCAATGCATTAAATGAAAGCATGAAAAAAACTTCTTTTCTAGAAAATAACAAAAGTTCATTAGGACAATTCTTTTGCTACTTCAATAGACCGGATTTGTTTCTCATATAGTTGTGTTAACTAAAACAGAAGGAGGAGATATGAAAACCTTAACCAATAAGGTCCAAGTATTGTTTCTCATATGTTTGACGATGATGACAATGTGGCATTATAACAAAATAAGTCAAACAACGAGGCCAAATTTGAATTTGCAAATTTCGCAATTCACAAAAGAGGCTAGAGGAGAGATTTATTGCCTAGCAGAAAACATCTACTTTGAAGCAGGGCATGAGCCAACTCTTGGCAAATACGCCGTTGCGTTTGTTACACAAAACAGAGTTAATAGTGGTAAATTCTCTGACTCTATTTGTGGTGTAGTAAAACAGAAGATAGGTAGTACATGTCAATTTTCTTGGTGGTGTGAGGATAAACCCAAATTCATTTCAACCAATAATCTCTTGACAAATGGTGCTAATCCAGTGTATAATGAATCATTGAGACTAGCAATTCATTTTTACACAAATCATGACAATCTAAAGGACCCAACAAACGGTGCGTTATTCTATCATGCAGACTATGTTAACCCGAATTGGTCTTTCGCTAAGAAAGAAATTACCATCGGTAGACATATTTTCTACAACTACAAAAGGAATTCAAATGACAGACTCTAATACCTCAAACAATGGGCTATACATTGCGCTATGCGTTATGGTAGCCACAGCATGTGCAACATTGTTCTTTATGTTTCTCACAGAAAAGGAACTCATGTCAAAAAATATTGAACGTGCTATTGAAAAAGGTATTGATCCTATTGCAGTACGTTGTTCTTATGCTGATGCAGATGACAAAGTTTGTCTTGCGTATTCAATTACGCACGGAACTGTTGATGCGCCAGGTGCCCGTAACATTCCGACTCAACTTAAAAAATGAACGGTAAATTAAATATATTGACTCCAAAAGAATTTGAGAATCACATCAAAGAACTTATGAAGATTAAATCACCAATCACTATGATTGATGCGGTTCTCTTATTCTGTGAGCAAAACAATTTGGAAGTTGAGACTGCGGCTTCACTCATCTCTAGCAAAATGAAAAATGTTATGGAAAGTGAAGCCATCAAAGGTAAAATGATTGCCACTAAACATGCAAAGTTACCGATGCTATGAAAATGGATGCCTTTGACGCATACAAGATTTATACCGCATTGAAGAATCATTTCGTACTTGACAACTACGATTACTTCAAGTATAATAAGAAGATCAAGGTAAGTCACGATGCTTTCTTGAATCGAAGAGATAAAATATTTTTTGCAAAACTAGGCAATCGCAAAGACGCTTACCTAGAAGACTTTTTGGTATCGAATTTTCTGCACGACACAAAGACATGGGTAGGTGAACTACTCTCTGATCAAGCAGAAGAAAGATACAAAGATTGGAAACGAAAGCAAGAATCTATAACGTATCATTTTAAGAATGAGATAGAATTTCTTGCAGAGTATGAACAGAATGACTTTAATCAATTATTTGAAAGTGTAAACGGAGATCATCCAAAGATTATAAAAATGTACATGAGAAAAGAGATTAGCATCGAAACTCTCGCAGTACTCAATATGATTTTAAAGTTTATATCTAGAACTGATAAAGTAATTCATGATCCGATCTACAAAGAGGTAAGTAAATTATGCAAAAAGTACCAGCCCTTCTTAAAGTGCGATGTACCCAAAATGAAAAAAGCATTGAAGGAAGTGGTAATGCAGGGGTAAAAGTGCGGAAAAAATCACAAATTTGTGTTCTTCTCCAGCCTAAAAAGAATCTTGAGCAACTATATAATACTGTAGTTGATCATGATATATGTGGACAAGCAAATAATACAATTAATACATTTTAATACAAAGGAAATACGATGGCAAATACATTCGCAGAACTCCGTAAATCTCGCACAAAAGATTTGGAGAAGTTGACTGAACAAGTCAATAAACTAAACGATAAGTCTAGTGAAAAGAAATCCTACGAGGACACTCGATTCTGGAAACCAACAGTAGATAAAGCAGGCAATGGCATGGCAGTCATTCGCTTTCTACCTGCGGCTGAAGGTGAAGACATGCCTTGGGTTCAATTGTTCTCCCACTCATTTCAAGGTCCTACAGGCCAGTGGTACATTGAAAACTCTCTAACAACTCTCAATAAAAAAGACCCTGTTTCTGAACACAACACCATGTTGTGGAACTCTGGTGTTGAATCAGATAAAGAAACTGCGCGTAAACAAAAGCGTAAACTTCAATACATTGCTAACGTGTATATTGTCAAGGACCCATCTAATCCTGACAATGATGGTAAGGTCTTCTTGTTTAAATTTGGTAAGAAAATTTTCGACAAGTTGAATGATTTGATGAATCCTGAGTTTGAAGATGAAACACCTGTTAACCCATTTGATCTATGGGAAGGTGCTAACTTCAAGTTGAAGATTCGCAAAGTAGAAGGCTATCAAAATTATGATAAGTCTGAGTTTGATTCACCCGCGGCTCTCTCTGAAGATGATGATGAACTTGAAAGAATTTGGAAAGCACAAAACAAACTTTCCGAATTTATTACTGAGGGCAACTTCAAATCTTATGACGAATTGAAAGCAAGACTAAACAAAGTCTTGAATCTAGAAGATGATGTGGTTACTGAAAAACCTTCTGCGCCTGTAACCAAGAAGGCTGAGAAGCCTGCTGAAGTTAAAAAGGCAAAAACTGTAGAAGATAGCCCACCTTGGAATGATGAAGATGGTGATCTGAGTTATTTCGAAAAGTTGGCTGAAGACTGATTCATTATTTTTCTCCGATGTGCAGTTTTAGCCCCTCTTGCGAGGGGCTTTTTTTATCTCATCGCGAGAGTATATGCTCTTAATGATGATCGTTCAGTATTGCGTAGAATTGGATGGAAGTCTCTTACCTTGTCATCTTTCATAACGAATGTTGTGATTGGTGATGACACTTGACGTACTGAGTTATCAACAACTGTATTTACATTTGTACCGGCTTCAAATGATTTAATCAATGCGTTACCTTGTTCTCTTAGGAATTGTTGAGAACCAGCACCCAAGGTTTCAGTAGCAATGATACCACCAGCAGGTGTATTAGACAATGTAGTTGAAATGTAGTCTAGGCTACTTGTTACACCACTTACTGTATTTGCAAAAGCGCCACCAAACACACCACTACCAATTGATCCAGCGGCTTCCGTAAATGTGCCTGTAAGCAGAGTGCCTTCTGCTATCAACTCTTCTCTTGTCTTTTTCTTTTTTTGCACCTGATTTAATTGAACAAATTGCTGTGCGCCTTCAAAGAACAAAGGACCTGCCTGAATCAACTTAGCATAAATTGCTCTTGATTCGTCTGTTGCCAAACCAGTAGACTTAACAAAGTTATCCACAAACTCGCGATATGCGATTCTGCTTTCTTCGACTGTGCCTTTGAATTCAGGAATGTCAAAGCCTTCCAAACCTGGAATATTAATCTTAGTTTTAATTTCTGTTTCGATGGCTTCAAATTCTTTCTTTTTCATAGCCAAACTAAAAGTTAATTGCTCTTCTTGTGTATAGAAATTTCTATAGTAATCGCCAACAAATTTATTGAAATTGTCTTGTTGCTCTCGAAGGTCTTTACCTCCGAACATTGACATAATATCATATTTCAAATCAGCAAGAGCAAGTCCTGTTGTGCCACCAATTGTTTTAGCAAGATCGTCTGCGGTGTATTTCAACATCTCAAACGCATTGTTCATGAAAAGTGTAGATTCTACAAGTCTACTGAATGTTGTTGTTATGCTTTCTAATGCATCACCAACTTTAATCTGATAATTTACAATATCTGCATATGCAGTTTTGATCATATCATCGCTGAAACCAAGAAGGCTCTCTTGCAGTCTCTTTGCTTGATCAGCCTGTGAAAGACCCATCAAGTTAACTTCAATTGCTTTTGTGAATCCTGTAATAGCGTTTGGATCAATACCTAGAATGTTTGCGCCTTCACGAACACCAGTAAAGATATTATTAACTGCACCTTGCATGTACTTAACAAGTTCTGGATCGGCATCCGAATAATTTCGACCACTACTACCGCCACTAAATTTACCGCCTGATCGACTCCAATTTTCATACTGACGAATACTGGTTCCACTTCCCTCTGCAAGAGTGCCCGTAATACCAGCGGAATCAGTTTTCTTTGGTCCTGAACCAAAAAAAGAATCGGCAATACCACCAAGAATACCACCAACAAGACCACCAATACCAGGCATAATAAAGTTACCAATCATCGAACCAATTGTAGATGTACTGATACCGTCAATTATTTGCTTATCGCCTGCAATTGCGCTACCGATAAATGAACCCGCCATACCGCCTGCAAGTCCCTGTAGTGCTGTACCGGCATATACACCACTTGTCATACCAACAGGAACAGTCATACCAGCCTCACCATATGCGGCCGCTAACTGTGCGGCAGACATACCTGCATTGGCGGCTTGCATACCACCAGAAAAATTCAACAGAGTTGTTCCCATGCCTGTTGCGCCCATATTTACTAAGCCCATACCAGCACTAGCGGCAAGACCAGCACCACTGGCAAGTAAACTTCCTGTTGCTAATGCATTGTAGATTTGATATCCGGCTAAAGCAGTATTGATAAGACCGCCTGGTGTTTTTATGTCAGCATTCTTTAATGCATATAAATTAAATAGTGTTCCGCCAAGGCCAATACCACCGGCACCACCTTTTAGAATATCTCCAGCGCCTTCAAATCCTTTTCCTGATACAAAGTTTTTTCCAAGTGCATTCATTGCAAATGTTGCTGGACCAAAACCTAGACCAAGTTTTTGTGCGGCATACATTGTACCAAAATCAACAAGAGCATTACCCATTGAGAATCCGCCACCCACAGGTGTGCCTTTACCAGTTACACCTGATATAGTTCCTCCTGCACCAGTAGCACTAGGCGCTGATGGCGAGAAAATTCCGCTGACTGCATCACCAATTGACTTAGTGCCTGAGAATACATCTACTACTGCGGAACCGACACTCTTAACGCTTTCCCATATGCTTCCAATAGAACTGAAGAAACCTCCGCCACCTCCGCCAGCCATCCCGCTGGCCATTTGCATTTGTGCAGATCGTTGTTGCATTTGTGCAATCTGTGCTTGAGATTGTAATGAGTATTGGGTGATGTTCGCCATACCTTGCAAGTGATTACCTAGCACTTGACTCATACCTTGATTATGATAATCACCCGCATATACCATACCATCGCGGATTTGTAGGGCGCCTTGTTCCATGTAGCGACCTTGTGAGTCTACGCCAAGTTTCATTTGACGTTCTACATTACGCTGATATTCTTCGTAACCACCAGCACCGCCAAACATTGGGCTAAATGGTTGACCAATCATCAATGCCATTTGTTGACTGAAGTTTTGAATGCCTTCTTCGTAACCAAACAAACTTCTCATGCCAGTTGGAATACCTGTCATAGCAAAGATCAAGTCTTCAGTCACCATTTTCTTGTTCTGACTGACTGCGGCTTTTGCTTGAGATACTTGCTGACCTTTTTGACCAAGCAATTGTTCTAGCGCATCAACTTTTTGAATCGTTTGTAACTTGTCTGCACCTATCTTACCAGTGATAGGATTCATTGCATTCAAGCGATCAACAAGAGTTACTTGTGAAGAAAGTTTATCAAACTCTACTTTTGTTTGATCATAATCTGCTTTGAGTACATCGTATTGGTTTCTAACTGTCGCGCCTTGTGCATAGTTGTTAATTGCACGATTAAAGCCTTTTGCGGCATTTGGTCCAAACATAGGACCAAGAACAGTATTTACAAACTGATCTGTATAACTTGCGGCTAACTGTGAGAAGATATTGCCGTAGATAGGACCCATATCTTTGCCAAGAATCTTTGTGGCAAAGTTTTGAAATGAACTTTGATATAATTGATTGATAGAACCAAACGCACTATTTTGTTGTCCCATGACACCAAAACCTTGTGATCCACCAATCGCTTTATAAATGCTACGACTAACATCACCCTGAATCTGCCCCAAGAATTGCATCTCAAGGCTCTTACGTTGGTTACCATATTGATTGTTTAGGTTTTGAATACCTGTTGCAATCTGTCGTTGATAAACAAGATTCTGAGACTCCATCTCATTTGATGTAGAATTTAGACTGATCAATCTTGAATCTGCATCTTGTCCTGTGTATGCAGTTGTTGATGGTCTTCTAGATTCAATGCCATCAATTATACCTTGTTGAAGCGTAGTTACATTACGAACATATGTTTGTTCAGGTCCAGTAAGTGTTCCACTAAATGATCCTTCAGGTTCAAAATCATCTCCGCCACCGCCATCATCAAAAATACCAAGCGCGGTTCGCATGATACGACCAGTATCATATGTTTGTTCGGCTCCGCTAAGTGTTTCGCCAAATGATCCTGTAAAATCACCTTGACCAAAAGTGCCTCGGGCGTACTGCTCGGCACGACCAGTATTGTATGCACCGCTGCCACGGGCACCGCCATACTGACCAGACATACCTACAGTCATTAATGATGGCGGTCTAAGTGCAAATGCTGAACCACCAGAACCAGGCTGTACACCAGAATAATAATTAGATGCGGCTGGTCCACCCTCTTGGCGAATCATCGCCGCTTGCAATTGAGGAATTAGATGTGAAGGAATTCTGTCATTAGGTCCAATGCCCAATGAACGAGACATGTTTGCAACGTATGCACCAGTATCATTATTATCACCAGGAGGTGCATACTTACTAATGAACTGATTAAGCGTCATTCCTCTGGATTGTGTATCCAGTTGAAGTTGTCTTTGCATAGCCGCCATACCCATTTCTGGTGATGGGAACTGCGCGAACGATCCATCCGGACCAGGAATCGCACCTTCTAAGACGCCACCAGGACCTGCGTATCTTGAATAGTATCTTAGGTTACCTGGATTGTTATTGCGTACAGATATAGGTGCATTGTTTGATAAGTTTGTTGGTGTGTAAGTAGGAGAAGACTGGCTAGGCAACATTGCTGGTGGCGGAGGCGGAGGCGCTACAGGCGCAGGCGCGGGAGTAGTGAATCCTCTGGTCTCTCTTTTTCTTTCGTTTGCGCTATCTCTGTCTCTTCTTTGTTTCTCAGAAACAACTGCGTCACGGTCTCTTACATAATTTTCATCTGTTTTAGTAAAAGTTGTTCCTTTATAACTTTCCTTCGCCATCTTAGCGGCTTCTTTTGTCAGGCCGCTTTGATATGGTTCATACTTAGTTTCTTGTATTTGAAGGCCTTTACCAAACTCTTGTAGTTTTTTCGCCAGTTCGGCGCCACCAGGAATGTAATTAAGAAAAGCCGCAACTTTATCAACAACATAAGAGGTAATTGCGTTAACGCCTCTTGAGATTGCATTGAACATACTTGTAATAGAAGGTCCAATAAAGTTTATGCTTGTATCAATTGCTTTACCCACTACACCGAATACGAACTTCTTGGCGTTGAACCAGCCTTCACCAATTGAATTTGATAAATTATTCCAAAACTCCCCAATCACATTACCCATTCGAATAAAAAAACCTCGAATGCCAATTTTATCAAGTATCTCCACAGCAAAGTTGACAATGTTAACAACAAAATCGTCAAAGATTAAATACAATTCACTAAAAGCATTCTTAATGCCTTCGCCGTCAAAGGTAAACAATGCGCCAATTAATCTGGCTGTTTCTTTTACAAAATCAAATATGTTATTGAATATGCGAGTTACATAAAGTGTGCCTACTTCTTGTAGACCAGTGTTATAACTTTCTGCCCATGTTGCACCATCTCCAAAAATGTTGCTAATTGCATAGTTAAGTACTTGAGATGCAATGTCAATAAAGCCTAGGAAGAACGAAGAAAGACCGCCGCCTAAAAACGCGGCAACACGATCCATAAAGGTAACTTCAATTGCATTCTTATCAATAATTGAACCAATCTTGTCCTCATCAAATGCAACTAATAAACCATCAAATATAGAAAGAATAATATCAAGAGGAATTAAAAACTTCAATAGTTTTTTGCCAATGTCACCAAGAATTCTTACCACTTCAGAATTCTTGATTGCTTCAATGGCATCACCCATTGCTTTCAGTCCTTTTTGAACTGTTTCTACAACGTATGTTTGATAAAAGTATCCTAGTTTGGCAGCAATAGATTCAAGGAAGCCACCAGTGCCACCAAGAATTTCAGGCATAATTTTGCCTAAGTCATCTAGGCTTAGTGCTAAACGACCATCTGAGAATGCGGCTGTAACTTTGCTAAACGATTCAAGTGCGCTAGTTCTAAGGCTATCAAATTTTATAGCCAAGTCATCAAAGTAACTTCCTACTTTACCAAAAGAATCTAAGAATGTTGCTTTGAATGTGTCAAATTTTGCGCCAATGTTTGCTTTTACTTCATCAAGCAAGTCGGCAAGAATTGCTACGTTAATAAGTGTGGCGTTTCTTAATCGATCAAAACTTGCTGGTAGCGCACTAAAGATTCCTTCAAT